TAATAAAACAGTCTTGCACTTCCGCTATAGCTTCTAACACCTGATTCAAGTGTTCTATCTGTATCGCCTAATGAGGTTGTTTCCAATACCGCCATTGAGCTAGAGAAAGACCATGACTGAACTTTTGCTGCTTTTACATCAGCAACATACAGTTCTCCATCTCTGCCTGAATAAAAACCCACGACCTTAAATTAAAACATTGCTTTTATTATATGGGTGCATCCAAGCAAGCAACAAAACTACAGCTAACATTACTGATTCCTGGGAAAACACTTGTTACTTTTGGAGGCCCAGAATATCTCCATTTTAAAGGAGATCCTTCTTTAAAATATGTTTGAAGTGAAGTCGTCGCCCCTTCTATTACATTCGTTCCATCAAAAGTCACTTCATCCCAAATTGAATTAACAGCTTCGTAATTAGAAAGAATACTTGCAGCTTGAGCATCTGTAATATTGCTAAAACCTAATGTCAAAGTTGCACTTGTTCTATTTTTTCCATAACGAATAACAGTCTTAACGCCATTTTGAGCTTCAAATTCTGTCTGTGGATACGTTCCAGGGCTATAACTTCTTGAAGTAGGAGTTGGGACGGTAGTAGGAAAAGATGCCATTTAAAGTCCTCTTAATTCAGGAAAACGTGTAAGGTAATCAACCCCATTAACAGCAGAGTTGGGATTTGCATGATAAAGAACTGCCAGCCTTGATCCAATTAAAGGTACATGACTAGCCGCTATTTGGATAAATCCTTCCTCACCATAGGTAATAGATTCAACTTTATAAATCCTATCTTCAGTTGTGCTATCAACTTGAGCAAATAATTTATTAATTAAACCAAGTGAGTTCTTACCATCACTCCCTACAGAAAAAGTTTTTTCTTCTATCCCTCCTAAAGTTCCTGGTGTCCAACAATAAGTATTGATTGAACCACTAATATCTGATCTTGAAACAACAACTCCATCTCCATCAATACTTCCATTATTAAATCTACTGGTATGAGTTACTTCTGTTAAGACTCGAATATAGTCTCCAGCAAGTAATCCAAATACTGAACTTGGAGGAGTATCGAAAACAATTCCATGATCTACTTCTTTCCTGATTGACAAAGCAATAGCAGCAAATAATTTTGCATGAGAATCACTTGTACACCAATTACTTAAATCAAATACTTCCTCTGGTAATTGTTCTGCCTTTGGATAAAAAGTTGACCCATCTTCTCCTGTAGGATTGTAAGCATAAGTTTTTGCAACATTTTCTGGAAAACCAGCTAATCCTTTGCTGTTTTTATCATCTTTTCTATGTATAACAGTTGCTTTAAACATTTTTCTTTCTTCTGGAGTTAAAAAAGTAACTTTTATATCTTTCATATTTCCATCAGTAAATAAAGCTTTTACATTAATTCCTTTGTTATCAATAGTTGCTTCGTAATCAATCTGATAATCATCTTTGATAGGGAAACTTGGTCTTAGGCTAAAACGACCACCTAATATTGAAAAATCTAAGAAATTATAAGCAGCATTTTCAAATATAAATTCTCTTAAATTAAATTTATTATCAATAATTCCGTTCCAGAAGAAGCCATTAGCTCTACAATATCTAGCTCCTTCAATCATGCTGGCACGATCTACACCATCATGCCCTACAACATCTCCAGCTCCGTAAGATGTATTTGTTAATAAATCATGTGCTATCTCTACAAAATTATCAGAAGAAGCAATTAAAGAATTTCTAGTTAAATAACCTGTTCCAGAAATGTAATTATGATCTGGAATTAAACGATCTACCATTATTCCTTCTTTTATAAAGGCAGAAAAAGAATTAAAACTACTTAACGTATTTGTCGCTCCAACACGAATGCCAGCTATCGCTAATTTCTCATAATTAATTTGTGGATTACTACTATTACCTGCATGAACAATCTCATTAATATAAGTCAATTCATGTTCAGGGCCATTTTCATGGCTTGAAGATTCTGAATCAAACAAGAAATAATCAGCTATGGCATTATTTGGATTATGTCTAACAATTGACCAATAATTTGTATAGAAATCAGCCGTTCCATCTCCTCCATCCATTCTCCAATCACTATGAGTATCTGTATCTGGAGCTTCTATAACTGGTGAAACTATTGTAATTGTTAAGGTTACAGAAGGAGATTCACTATCAACAGTCACCGTATCTCCATCTTGATAGCCTGTACCTGCTGTAAATATTGTGTACTCTTTAAACGTATCAGTTCCATCAGTTGTTTTCTTTACATTAACTGTTAAGCCTGTTCCACTACCTTTAGTTGTTGTTGTTGTTCTTGTAGTTGTAGTAACTGTTATTGAAGGAACTTTATTTGATTTCTGAACAGCAATTGCAAAATTATTTCTTCCACCTGAAGAGCCAGCACCTCTCCAATCCTCTTTTCCTTCTAAAGAAGAAGGGTTTCTTGCAATTCTAAATCTATGCCATATACCTGTTCCATCTCCATTACTATCAACTTCTTCTATAGGATCTGTCCAATCATTATCTCTATAAGGCTTGTATCCTGTTGGCCGATCATAAAAAACTTGTTGTCCACTAATTAAAGTACCTCCAAAGCTGAAATACCACCTTGTTGTTGTTGCATTTACAGGTACAGATGTAGCAACAATTCCTTTTTGTGGACTGTAATATGAATTACCAACAATAGGAGTTCCTTTAAAATTGTAATTAGTCACATTTGTCCATGTCCCTTGCTGGTTGTTCGTTCCAATACCTGTATAAGTAGTTGAGTTATCAGGTATAAACGCTCCAGAGATATAGTCATAAGTTAAATCCTCATCAACAGGGATAGTTCCTGATTCAGTAGGGTATAACTGACTAACAGGGCCAGTAATAGGAAGAGCCACTCCATCATCATCTAAAGCAACACCTAATCCTCCTCTATCCCATTCAGGATTATTAGTAAATTCATTTCCTTCATCTATATTTGAAGGCAAAGATTCAACTTTAGCATGGTATGAAATTTGCAACCCTAAATTATAATTTGTATCTCTTCTTACTTGAGCTGTGTAATCTAAAACATGAACAATACCAGAATAATGATTTAAGACTACATTTCCAGCGACAGGTAAAAATCTAAACTCATATTGACTAGGATTTAAATGTTTAATATTAATTGAATTATATTGAGCAATAGGAGAAGAGCCTTTTATACAAATAACTGTACTACTTATATCTGCAAATTTATCTCCAGAATTTAATCTTTTTGCTTGTACTTTGAAAAAACTTAAACGCTTAACATATTTACTAACAGTACCTAATTGAATTGAACCATTCTTGTCTTCATAACTTCTAATACGTTCTTGAGAAGGCATTTCATTGACATTAGGAAAACCATTTATTTTTCTCCAAACCTTACTTTTTAAGCCTATTTGTGTAATATCACATTTTCTTGCATTTGAAAAAGTTGCAAGTTCTACTTTTTGAACAACTAAAGATTTATAAGGTAATTGCGTTTGATCTGTATTTCTAAATTCTAAATAGCCAGGCTCATCAGCTTCTAATTTAATTGCTTTCTGAAAACCTTGATTACCAGAAACCCATCTGTTTCCATTATCTTCCTCAGTTACAGTCATTAAAGTTGAACCAACCATATATTGCTCTCCTAAACCCATTGCATCATCAACATTTTCTCTAGTTGTATCTGCAACAGATTTTGCATCTGATGAACCCCAAGGTGAAAATTTATTCCATTTCTTTGTTGGATCAACTTCTGTTATCGAACTATCTATCCACGCATCTTCTTCTAACGCATGATAAATCCGATAATTAACAAATAAAGAACCAGCAACAATATCACTAGGACTTAAAACAACACCATTACCAGCCGAAGAATGAGTAGGAGAAGATCCGTGATTTGTAATACCTACATATCTAGGATATTTATGATAAATCTTACCCATTTTGTATCTCGAATCTCTCTTAACATCATCATCACCATCTTTTGCTAACAAAAGCAATTCCCAATTAACTTTGTAAGCATTACCATTAGGCATTGGTGCGTAAACACCAAAAGTATTATTAGTTGTAGGTGTTTTCGTACTACTAAAACTTGGCTCGTAAGAAAAAGAACTATTCTTATAAATTTTTACAAGAAACGGATCATCATCGTCATACTCTCTATTGAACCTGAATCCATAATTATTTGTGTTCTTAGCTGAACCTTCTTGATACTGATCATGGCTAGCTGATGGAGTTTGAGTATCAGGAACACCTTGTAATCTTCCATTGCTTCTTGCCCCTCTTGAAAAATATACTTTTAACTTTGATTCAGGTAAGTCAGCTAAAAAAGTTTCACCTAACGCTAATGATTCAAACTCAGGTTTTGCTCCTATTTCTCCGTTAGAAAATAAAACAATAGCACTAACACTTTCACCATATTGAGTTGTTCTGACTTGTGACCAAAGTAACTGACTAGCAACTCTGACACCCTGTCTTGCATATACCAACGGAATAAACGAACCAAGAGAAGCTAAATCTTGTAATGAATCAAATCCATTAGAAGGATTAAAACGACTTCTACCTTGAACACCACCAATTTCTAATCTAGGAGCCTGACTAGGATCTTTTGGCTTTGGTGTTAGTAAATATGAAACAGCAGTAAGAGCAACTGCAACTGCAATTTGCCCCCATATAGTAAGAACACCTTCAATAATAAAGACCTCACCCATTACTATTTCAGGTATATGGTCATATTCTTTTTTTCTTGCTGTATATGCTTCTGCTAAATCTAAAAAATCAAAATACTCCTTATCAGTAATTCCTAATGCTCCACAAAGTTCTACTTCATACGGCAATAAAGCTCTAAAACCTCCAATCCTTTTAGGGGACTCCATCGAACCGTCTTGTCTGCGAATGAGAGCCAACCGCCTTCCCAATAAACTGCTAAAGCATAGCCTTTTTCTGCTTTGCAGAGGGCTACAACTCCGATATTAGCGGTTGTTGTAAGCGTTCCCCACCTTTTTAGTTCATCAGGAAATACCTCATAATCTTTTTTCCTTAAACGCCTGTACCACTCTCTAGTAGGGGAGGGACTTTCTATTCCATAATTCTTTAAAACTTCTCTAGCAAGACTTAAACAATCAGCAGCTTTATGTTTATCAGGTGTTGCTCCTAAACGATAAGGTAAACCTAATAAAAGAGCAGTTTTCACCTCGTTTGGATCGTTGCGGTTACAGGAATATGTCCTACCAAACTACTTGTTAAAAAACGACCAATATTCCCACCAACTGCATCTATCGTTGAACTTAATAAAATTTCAATAGAAGAATTGTCATATCCCATTGAAGTAATTTTCCATATATCAGTTGCCAATGTTGTTTTGACAGAACTAAAAGTTAGATCAGTCATCTGACAAGTAGAAACTCTAACGCTCCAGCCATTATTGACAGCTTCGGCTGCATAACTCATAGAAAGTTTATTTGCACCTACAGATCCTTCTCTGTCACTACTTTCATTAGCAAGAATCAAGGTTGATTCAAGATTATTTCCATCATTACTTCTAGTTGCTCCTTGATAAATAAACGAAAGGAAATTAAATGTTGCTCCATTAAAAGTTATGCCAGTAGAAGTAGGTTCACTATTTTGAAATCTATGTTGAATAGCTGCTGAAATATCCCCTGAAGCTGGAACCAAACTAGGGTCATAGATTTCTATAAATGTAACTAAAGCAATCGCACTCATTACATTCCTATCCTTGCTCTGGCAGAACGATTATTTTGCATTGATTTCATAGTACGAGTTTCACCCATTGAAGCACCTTGTTTTGCGGCACTTGCAATGATTTGTCCTACAGCAGACTTAGGAACAAACTCTTCAGAGTTGAAGTGAAGAATAGGCCCAGAGTAATTAACAGTAGTAGATCCTCCTGCACCGCCACCGACATGAGACGAACCAGTGCCAGGAATTACAGCTTCACCTCTAGCACCTGCTGAATAGCGTTGCATGCTTGCAGCCATCTTTGATGCAGGAATTATGTATTCATCCTCTCCAGCTTCTCCTATGACTCCTACAGTTGGTCTTGTAACCATTCCTCCTGAAGCGTATTTTATAAATGCTTTTCCTGAAAACGCATCTTTAGTACTTAAACTTCCTACATCTGTTGGTAACGAGGTTCCACCTTTAGCAACACCTCCAGATCCAAAAGTAAACGCTTTATCTACAGCAGATAAAATTGCTTTTTGAAGAATTAAATTTGCTATTTGTTTAGCAATACCAGCTAATGACTCACCTAATGATTTAGTTCCTTCAATTAATCCTGTAATTGCATTAGTTAATCCACCAGCAATTACATCTTTAATTTGCCCCCATACTTCTAATTGTTCTTTTAAAGAATCTCGTTTTTCTAATTGAACAGCAACATCATCTCTTTGTTTTTGCGTAATTGTTTCAAGATTCTTTCCTTGAGATCTAAAATATTCATCAATTTCTTTTTCTCTTTCTGCTCGTTTCGTTCCTAAAGATAAAGACCTTTCTAAATGCCTAATTTGTTCTTCAATGTTTGCATCTAAAGCAGAAGCAGAAGTAAATAAAGGTGCATTTAAAGCTGCCGCTTCATCTTTAATTTGTGATTCTGCTACTAAATCTTGTAAATCTTCAAGCCTATCTGCATTTTTGAAAATTAGTCCTTTTAACGGCCCAAGACCTGTACCAGCAGCTTGCATCCTTTCTACTAAATTTTTTGTTTCTTCACTAGCTGTTCCTTTTTGAACAGACTCAAAAGCTCTTTCAACTAAAGATTTTTTACCGATCATATCAATTAAGTTTTTCAAAATACCAGAGCTATTAATTAATCCAGCAATTCCAGCCTGTAAATTTGTTACTACTTTTGTCCATTCATTTCCTAATTGTTGGGTTTCTTCTCCAAATTGTTCAAAAGCTTGAACTCCATCAGCACCAACAATTCTCATTAACCTTTCTCTTGCAACAGTCATTGCCGCTTCTTCACCTTTTATTTCTTTAACCATTTCAATATGTTTTCCATACGCAGTATTTGTTTCACCTAAAGATGCAATTACAGCATCTACATCAGGATTAATTTTATTAAATGCTTGTCCTAATTGAGCTGTTTTACTGACAAATTCATCAATCCTTTGTCCTAAAGCACTTAATAAAATTTGAGAACCAAAACCACCTTCTGTTCCCATAAAAGTTTGACTAACAGCACCTAAAGTTCCACCAGCTACCGCACCTAATCCTCCTCCAAATAACATTGGGAAACCAGCTCCCAACATCAAATTTTCTCTTAACCTTCCCATTCTCCGTTGTCTTTGTTCTTCTGCGTTTTGTGCATCTCGAATATTTTTTAACCTATCTCTTCTTAAATCTGCCTCTTGTTTTTTCTTTTCATTAGCAAGTTTTTTAGCTGCTGTTTCTTCTTCTTTGTATCTTCTTAAAAAAGCGTCCTTATCTTCTTTATTAATTTGATCGTTGGCATCTATAGCATTTTGAACACTTCTATTTCTTAATTTATCTATTTCTTTAATAGCTGCGTCTGCTGCATTTATTTCTTTTTTATAAACTTCTTCAACAGGCGTTCCAGCTTCAACTTGCTTTTGCCTAATTTCATTTTCTAAAGAACTAATACGGGCCTTTGCATCTTGTTGTTTTTTCAATAATGCAACATAATCTTTTTCTGTTGTATTTCTTTGCTCCAACATTTGATTGATCCGAGTGAGATCTTGTTGGGCATTTTGTAATTGAGTTGGGCCTTGTCTTGTATATCGTCTTTCTTCTCCTCTTCCAGCTCCACCACCTAGCGCATCTGCAATTTTTCCTGCTTGACTGCCTTCAGCCATATAATCTTGCCACGACCCACCGACCCCAAGCCCCCCTAAAGCTTGTGGCATTGTCATCGCAATAGCTTGAGCTAGTTGAGGTAGTTCTCTTGAAAGCCGTCCGAACGCTGAAAAAGCTCTTGTAATATTCCCCTCTACACTCCAAATAACCCTTGCTGCTGCTGATTCAAATTCAGCAAATCCACGAACTGCTCCAATCACCCATTGAGCACCTCCTAAAACTGTACTTAACCCTGAATACGCAAGAGTTATAGAAGCAATCCCTTCAGTAGAAACTCTTACCCATTTAGAAACCCTTTCAATATTGTCTTTCCATTTTTGACTTAATAAAGGTACTTTTTGAATTAAATCTTCAATTCCTCTACTAACACCAACAATTCCAGCAGCACCAGCAATTTGTCCTGCTTTTCCAAATCTACCTCCAAAAAGATCTATTAAACCTTTAGGAATACTCTTTCCTATATTAATAATGCTACTTAATGCTGCTTTTTGAGCAATTACTCCAGCATTAACAAATCGTTGCTGCCTTATAGATTGAGCTAGTTCTCTATTATAAGCTTCTTGAGCTTTTCTAACTCCTAAAACAGCATCTTTATATCCAACAGCACTTGAATCTAATTGATCTTGTAATCTAATTGCTTCCTTTAAAGCCTGTTCTCTACCAACTAAGCCACCAATTCCTCTTGTGATATTTGGTGCTTTTTTAGGTTTAGATAATTGTGCGTCTACTTTTTTTATTTCAGCTTCTAATTTTTTAAATACTGGACTTCCTATTTCTACAGCGTTAAATAATCTTGTTAATTCAGTTCTGTAATTACTTAAAGCATCTATTGATCTAAAAACACTAGAACTATCAGCTATTAGTTTTCCAGGTAAATCACCTGTTAATCCTCCCATTAAGTTTTGACCTCTTGTCTTCATTACAGAGCCTCTTGCTCTAAATAAAGACATTTGTGCTCTTTCAGCAGCCGCTATTGCATCTTTAAATTCATCTGTATCTGTTTTTGCACTTCTAATTACTGACTGTAATTTTCCAATTTGTTTATCTAAACCAGCAACATTATTGGCAAATTTAAAAGTTGATTGTGAGGCTGCCTTTAATTTTCCAGCTAATTCTTCTAATGCTTTATTACCACCTTTTATAGAACGACCATCAAATAAGGCAGTTTCAGCTTTTCCTAAAGAAGCAGCTAAATCTTTAACTTTTTTCAGTCGTTGTTCTGTTTTAGAAAGTTTTTTCTCAACCTGAGAAATATTAATATCAATTTTTAAGGTTGCATCTGCTCCTGCCACGACCCATATTCCTTAGTATTTCAACAGTTTACCTACTCCTACGGATTTTTTGCATTTCTTTCTCTTGATCTTCGTTAAGAACTTGAAAATATGCACTCCATCCCAAGATCTCGGTCATAGTCATCTGACGAATTTCCGCTAAAGATTTACCTAGCTCTTTCGCAATACCAAACTGAAGCATCAACAAATTATCTTTACGCAGCTCCGCACTTAGGATTTTGGGTCGATGTCATCATCCTCTGTATTAATAACCGCAAGCATCAAAATTTGAAGATCAGCATCCCTTACCTCATTCTTTAAAACATCAATTTCACCAATATTAAACAACCTACTACCGTTCTCATCTAATGCTTTTGTCATCAAAAGTCTTAAAGCAAATTCATTTGCATCATCAGATTTAGCTCCTTTTTGTGCTCTTTCTCTTTCTGCCATTGTCAAAGGTGATACCCACATCTCAAATACCGTTCCATCAGATAATTCAACTTCCTTCTTCGTAGCTTCTAAATTTGCAGCTTTCTTTAAACGATCTATCGCTCTTAATGGTGAGCGTGACGCTCTAGGACTTGATGTCATAATAAAAAATTATATGCTAATAGTCTAGCGTAATAAACAATAAAAAACCCTGCTAAAAAGCAGGGTTCTTGGAACATTCCGATTCCGTAACTATTATGAACGGCTAAAATCGAATGTTGGAACACCAGCAGGACGGAAATTAACTGTTACTGCTTGTGCATCATCAGGAGTAACAGCTAAAGAAGCAGAAGTTAATGTTGCGTCAAAGCTGATAAAACGGCTAAGAGTGTCGCTTACCGTTCCACCGCTATATACACGATCTGTATATAGCTTAAATCCTGCACCGACCTGTTGACGCTGAAGGACATCTTCAATCATGCGGTTAGAAAGAGAAGCATCTTCGTTTGTCATGTAAGCAGTTGCACTACCTGAACCATCGCCAAATCCAGCGATGTACTTTCTAAATGGAACGTACTGACCAGGATCACCACCGATTGTAGTTACATCAATTTCAGCTCTTTCAATTTCAAAAGACCACTCGCTGACTTGACTGACATTTTCAAATGCAGCATAAGCAACTTGAAACTCATTAGGAGCTGCGGCTGTTCCAACGTCAGTTAAATCAACAGCAGAACCACCAGCAGAAGCAGATACTTTTAATGCTCCTGTTGTTGCTGTATAAAGAATAACGTAATAAGTCGTACCAGCACTTAGTCCAGCAGGTAAAGTTCCTGTTCCTGATCCACCTGTAGAAGAATCAATCACACTAAACTTAACTGGATCTCCAACTTTAAGATTCAAGTAAGTCTCAACAACCATTGTTTCAGTACCAATGGTTACATCACCAGTACCGAAAGTTCCTGTTGTTCCTGCTGGTGTGTAGTAGAGAGCACCTGATGTGCCAGATAAACATGTAACGGCCATGAGGCTGCTGTAGAAATTTACCTATAGATTAGCTCAAAACTGTGGCAACGTAAGAAGTTTCTATTCTTCCCATAAATAATGGTGCATCTTCAGTACTAGAAAAGCTTGGCCCCTCAATAGATCCGACCTTAAAATATGTTCCAGTAGTCCCTTTAGTACTATCATTTAAAGTCTCTAATACATCAACAGCAGTCGTAATTAATGTTTGATTTCTTGCTGGCCCTTCACCTTTTTTACTGAAACAACGAATTACAATTGCTCCCCTAGCGTTATCAACACTAGATGTCAAAGTTGGATCGTTTGTTAAGCCAAAAGTAACATTTACTCTTACATATTCAGTCGTACTATTTGCTGGTGCAGCAGTAATGTTGTCAAAAAAGACAGGAACCGCAGGACTTAACGCTCCAAAAGCAGTTAATAATGGATTTTCTACTTTTGCTCTGATTTTTTGATAATTCATTTATTTAGATCCTTCACCTTTAGGCATTTTAGCAAGCTTAACTCCACGACTTAATGCTCGCTGAAGTTTTCCTCCTGACTTAAATGTGGGATACCAATCTAAAGGTGCTGTTGAACGGTTATTTCCTTTCCCTGTCTCAATATCTCCTCTAAGTCCAGAAACTCTTGTACCTCTGTCTAAATAGCCACTTTTGTTCTTAATAGGCTCAAAACCAGGGTATTTATAAACACCTTGTTTCATATCCATTGCAATTGCAGCGTGTTCAGCAGTATTTGTAATTTGAATACGACTAGATCTTCTTAGTTCTTTTAATGTGACGGGTAATTTAGGAACATTCCATAAAGAATATGGATAAGCACCTTTTTGAGCTGATTTAGCTTGATTGCCTAGTCCTTCTGCTATCCAACTATCTCTAAATTCACCAGACCAAACAGGCCCAGTTTCCGCTAAACCATTCATTACCTCTTTAGCTGCCTCTCTTACAACTTTATTCATCTGAACACGAATCTTTTTCTCTAAAGATCTTTTTAATTGTTTTTCAAAATCTTTTGAAACTGCCATTACTGTGGCCTCACGATCAATGTATGAAATATAGGCTTATCTCCTCTCGCTGTTTGAATATTAATAATCTTCCCTTCCCTAGTAGCTCCTGCTTGTGGATATTGAAGACGATCTGCTTCAGTCGGATAATAATCTCCTAATTCATTCGCTCCAATAACAACTTTTAAATCAGTCGTCTGATATAACCCTTCATCTTCACTAGAACTAATATTTAAAATGACTCCTTTGACACTTACATTTGTATCCGAGCCAGTAACACCACCTGTGTCTGGGTCGTATGTCTTTGGAGTTGTGCTTTTAACAAAAGTTAATGTTTGACCCCATGTATTAAGAACACTTGCTGGTACGTTTCCAAATACATCATCAATTTTTGCCATAATTAACCTCTTACCACCCGTACTTGATAGCCGCCAGCTCCACCAAGACAATAAGGACCAAGATAGGACTGAAGCCAAGGATACACGTCAAAAACATTGTTCACATTGCCAGTAGCAAGACTAGCTTCGTTGTATTTAACCTTTAAATCACCCATTTCGACTTCTTTTGCAACACCAGCAGTGCCAGTATTTCCTGTCATCGCATCTGTGTCATTAGCTAACGCTCTTGCTAATTCATATTGTGCATACTTGATTTTTGCAGGAATTGAACTGCAATCAAGCTCAACATCATCAACTTGAAAATTATTTCTAGGCCATTTTAATGCTTGCGATTCATCACATCTGTCACCGTAAAAATTAAGGCTGTCGATCCAACGACAAGCAGAAATCAATGCACGATTTTTCTTGTCATCTGTTTTGTCTGTCCACGTTGAATCATCAGGAGAAGTTTCAAAGTAACTATTAGCTTCTGCCAAAGTGACATAACTATTAGAACTTTCACCTTTCAAAGTGGCTGAGATAGTAGCGGCCACGTTTATTTACCAAACATTGTTTTTATTCTAGCGTCATAAAAAACCCCCACCAAATAAATGATGAGGGTTTTTTACTTCCCAATTTGATACTAGATCAAAGTGTTGTTGTGTCTAGTGGTGTGTTAACTGTTAACTGAACCATAGGAATTAGGTCTGCATCATAAGTTGCAGTCCAGTTATCCTTGTTGCCAAGAACACTATTGGTTGGGTTGTCAGCAGCATTACCCCACTTAGTACCCATAACGTGATAGCAAGTGTGGTAGTCAACAGAAAGTACATCCTGCTTGGATAATACGTTTCTATCAGCTTCAATTCTGAGATCTTGCTGAACACCTTCCATGATTGTTCCAGACTTAACCAAGTAGCAGTAGTACTCCTTGATATGACCAGAAGAACCAGGTTGAACAGCGTTCACCTGAGAATCCATAATGACGTTCATGCCAGCAAATTGACCAATGCTTCTAGCATTAACGCCAACTCCACCACCACCCCAAGTAACAGCTCCACCAGAAGTTAGTGAAGAAGTTGAGAAGGTTAATAGTCCTACCTGATAGAGATAGAAACCGACATTTGGGTGAACAATAAGAGTATCTAACTCATCACCACGCTCTCCAAGTAAAGCTCTTGCTGTTGCTACGTTTGCAGCAGTCAAGTAGTTAGCTTCAGCCGCACCAGAAGCAGCAGCTTTAGCTAAATCAGAAGCATTAGAACTAAGAGCTGTACCAAATAAACCATGTAATTGATAGAACAATCTTTGGCTATTTAGTTTATTGATCGCATCAGCAATTTGATTGCGGATTGCGTTCATTGGATCTTCACCAGCAGCCAATGTTGCAATGTCATCTACAGCGTATGCGAAACCTCTGTGGATGATTGTTGCAATTTGGGTTGCTGTACCAATTTTCTGAGGTGTTAAGTAACCAGCACTTGAGGTTCCCCAAGTAGCGGTTCCGTTCATTACCTC